GTGTTTCTTTTTAAATTAAAATAATGATAAATAAAATTAGCTAACTCTTTTGATATAGCTTTTTTAATAACTAAATATTTTTTTCTTTTAAAAGACATTATACGTATGGATTTCCACAAGACCATAGCACTAAACTAAATCTATTTCCAGATGTGACTGGCGCAACTCTGTGCCACACATAACCAGGGAAAAAAATCATAGTGCCCTTTTCTCTTGTTTCAGGTATTGTTGAAATTGTATCCTCTGCCGAATTTCTAAACTTAAACTCTAAATCCCCACCTGTATAATCGTTAGAGTTAGATAAACATAGTGTCATTGATATTTTTCTAGTTAATCCAGCAAGTTCATTTTTTTCTTTTGAATAAGGTTCGTTATAACTATCACAATGCCAATCATAAGTCTCATTTACTCCATAGTGTGTAAATTGAAATTTTTCTGCCGTTGATATTTGATAGTTCCATCCTGCTTGTTTATTAGCTCTCTTTAACCACTCAAATATTTCTCTATATATCCAAGGTTCTGTGAGCCAAGCAATCTTAGAACGTCTAACTTTTCTTATATGTTCTAAATCTTCTTGAGTTACTTCTTCAGCTGGTTTCCCTCCAGTAAGACCCGGTTGTGGTTTACATTTCATACCAAATTTTAAAATATCATCACATACAGTTTTTGGTAAGGCTTTTGGAAAAACCCAAAATAGATTCTTATTCATTCTTTTTCCTTTATATACTAATTCTTATAAAATCCAAGCTTCAGTAGCACTGTCCCATCTCATCTCTACGTCTTGAGTAGGATCACCCGTATCAGTTCTACCTATCCAACCTAAAGTAGCATCATCCCATTTGTAATAAATTAAATCACCTGGGTCTGTGTTTGTAGCTCCTGGTCCAGTCCAAAACTTTACAGTTGGCTGACCTGCAGGCGGTAAGAAAGCTCCTTTATCTTCATCCCACTCCCAACCGTTCATACCTGTTGGAGTTTTTGGATGAAAAAAACAATCTTTTTCTGTGTGGTAGTACATACCTCTACCAGCAAAATTTTTTCTAAAAGCTTTTGTTTGATCTTCGTGTGGGGATCCATCTGGGTTTCTATATATGCCAAAACCAGTATTGTACGATGTTTGTTTCCAATAATATTCAGAAGGGTCTGTTTTAAATGTTGTTTGACACCAAGTTTCTCCTTTTGGATCTCCATTAAAATCTACTTCTGAATTTGAAACTACGATAACGTGCATTACTTTATTATCAGAAACTCTTATTTTAGCAAAATGAGCCATTATAATGTTAGCGTCCCTGAC